CGCTAAGGCGCTACGTCATTCCGTTGGATCGCTGGGTGCAGATGAAGCGTCGAGTCATCACGCACCCGCGCAGCCTAAATCGACCCCTCGCGAGTAATTAAGCTTCGATGAGTACGACTTATCAGCACGGGATTTACAACAATCAACTTTCGACTCCCGTAATTCCCCCGGTCCAATCGGCAGCGGGCGCAATTACTGCGGTTGGGCGGGCGCCAGTTTATCAGCTAAACGTACCTTTCTCCAGTTCGGGATATGCTCCGTATACGAACGTAGCGCGGGTCTGCAATACTCAGGCCGATTTCTCGACTAGCTTCGGTAACATAACCGCCGATTTCTCGGACTACGGTTTAGCGGGAACCGCTTATACGGTCCTAACGCTAATGAACGCGGGACCGGTTTACGCGATCAACGTACACAATCCTGCGCTTCCGGGTAACAACATCCCGGTCTCTAACGCAACGATCAATTTCACAGATAATGCCGCTTCTATTACGGCATACGTTTGCCAAGGCTCTATCGTCCTTCAATCGGGCGGAGCTACTCTCACCAACGTCGCTAATCCGGGCGGAACCGATTACGCGGTCAGCTATTCGGCGGACGGAACGGTTACCACGATCACGCTTCAGCCGTCCTCGAATTATTTCAACATTTCTTCGGCTACCATCAGTTACAACGCTGACGTTCCGTCAAATGACACCAATATGACTATTGCCGGTGGCGTCGACGAGAACGGCGTTCGTTCCGGTATCGCGGTCATCGATAACGTCTATCAGCAAACCGGAAACGTACCGATGGTTTGTATGGCGTCCGATTTTGCGGACGACCCAACGGTCTTCGCTACCGGACAAGCTAAGGTCCAGAGCATCGGCGGACAATTCACCGGTCACTGGCTCGGTCAGGTCAACGCGGAAGCCGTTCCTTATTGGACCGGCGTAGAAGCTTGGAAAACCATTACCGCCAATTTCGTTTCCGAATGGGCTACGATCGCCTGGCCGAATGCAAGCCTTAATGGAGTACAGATCCTCGGCGTAAACTTCCTAGCCGGATTATTCTCGCAGATTACGGCTAAGCAAGGCCAAGGCGTACCGTTCTGGAGCCCGTCGAATGCTTCCTTGCCGATTACGGCTACGGTCTCCGGTCCGAGCGGCTCCACTAATGTTTTCTTAAGTCAGGAAGACGCTAATTCGCTGAACGGCATCGGCGTTTGGACGATGCGAAACGATCAGGGCTGGATCGGCTGGGGTAACAATACCTCGATTTATCCGACCTCGAGCGATCCGGCTTGGCGCTGGATTGCAGTTAACATTATGTTCCGCTGGGCTGGTAATCAGCTCGAGCTTCTTTGCCGGCCGTTCCGCGATACTCCATACAACCTACGCCAGGTAACGGACCTAATCGCATCGATCAAGCAGTGGGGTAACCAGTACGTCTTCCAAGGCGCATTCAACACCTTCGACGTCAGCCTTGCGAACAACACGGTGGTTACCGTCGAAGCGGGTATTCTTAATACTCAAATCGGCGCTACTCCGCCGACTCCGATGGAGATTCTCAATTTTAACTGGTTTTTCGATAGCACGTCGTTGCAGAGCTGGATCCAGAACGTCAGCGCGTCGGTAGTTTCCAATAGCTAAATTTTATGGCCAATTACAGTTTCACGGTAAAGCGTTACAAGGTCTACTTCAATGGGACCGAAATTAGTTCCGGTGTCTCCGACGTAGTAACACCGAAAGTAACCTTCCCCAAAGCGACCATCGGTGGCGCGGGAATCGCGGGTGAACTCAGTATGCCGATCCTCGGTATGCCGTCGATTAGCCCAGCTACGATTAACTGGCACGGGCCATCTACCGACTTCTACGGAATCTTCACGGGCGGACCGGCGACGATAAAATTCTCGAGCGCGATCTATCAGTACAATTCGACGGGAGTTTCGAATGGACAGACTCCGAATCTTCCCACGCTCGCGACCGTTCCGGAAATCATCGTTATGACTTGTTTTCCAGACGAGATCGATCCCGGTCGTCGAGAGGCTAGCAATAAGGCTGCGGGCTCGCAGCAGTTCTCTGTCTCGTACCTATACCTCGAACTGGGCGGAAAAGAGTATCTCGAACTCGATCCGATGAGTGGCGTTTGCCGGTTAAACGGCGTCGATGTCAACGCGAACGACGGCATATAGTCTGGCGGTACTTAATAGCAATGGCCGCTAAAACCCACAAACTTTCTCAACCATACAAGGTCGGGAATAGAGAACTTACGGAGCTAAAAATCCAGCCGGACGACGGTATCGTTAGAACCGGTCTCATCTTGCAGCTGCTTAGCGACTTTCAAGCTTTGTTCCCCAGCGTTTACGATGCCGCTCGGATTAAGATCCGGGAAGATCAATTCTTGACGTTGGCGTTGGCTAGCTTCAACGGTCTTTCGCTTGAAGAATTAAAGGAGCTTCCGGCTACCGAATGGCTTCCGGCTATTTCCGAGGTAGCCGTCAACTTTTTAAAAAAGTAGGCTGGGACGAAGATCTCTCTCACGAGACGCTCTGGAAGGTTCTCTTAAGCCTCTCCCATAACTCTCACGGCGGCTTCTCCCGCTTCGAAGCGATGCCGCTCGATGAGCTTTACCGAGTCGCATCGTACCTCTCGGATATGCTTCCGAAGAACGACTAGTAATTAACTCTCGATGGCTGGTCGCGAACAAAAAGCCCAAGTAGCACTTCACGCTCGAAAAGATTCTTCCTTCGACTCGACGTTCGAGGACGCACAAAGGAAGCTTGAAGAGACACACGAAAAAGCCGAAGAGCTGGGCGGTGGTTTCTCCGAACTAGGCTCCAAAATCTTAGAGCTTAGCGGAGCGATGTTCGTCTTCGATAAGCTTAAAGAGGGGATCGACTCTCTCGTCGAAAGCTGGGGCGAGCTAAAGGACGTCGGACTCGAAGCGCATAGTGTCCAAGAGCGTTTACGCCAGGCGATTGCCGGGCAACCGCACATCTTTAAGCGCGGAACCGAGTACATCGATGAACAAACGGAAGCGGTTGAAAAATTAGTCGAAGCCAAATCCAAGCTCGGAACTCAAAGTTTCAGTCGTCCTATTGAAGAGGCGCTCGCTACCGGCCTTTCACGAGGCGGTCTCGCTACACCCGAAAAAGGGCTCTCTCGGTATATGTCCGCGATCGAAAATGCGTGGCGCGGCCAAGGTATCTTTAAGCCAACCGAACAAGATGTCGACGCGGCGGTCGACGCTTTCCGCACCTTCGCGGTCCGCGGTCGCGGAAACGCGCTAATGGAGATGTTCCCCGGTCTTGTTCTTCCGCAAGGAAAGAAATCGGGCTTAACCAAAATGACGCCTGAGGGGCGCATAAGCTGGCTCTTACAGAAGCTCGATGATCTAGAAAAGAGATCTCCTTACAACCGTTCGACGATCGAGCAAGCCGAAGAAGATTTAACCAAAGCGCAAGAAGACATTAAGGACAAGATGGGCGAAATCGTTCTCGCGATCTCGGCTCCGTTCGATGAAATCCTAGCGCACTTAGAAGATGCTTTTGGTAGCGGTCCGCTTCAAAAGTTACAAACCGCGTTCGAGGATTTATCTCGTTCTCTTCTCAACAACGCTGGCCCGATAATCGAAAAACTCGAAGCGATCGGAACTACGATCGGAAATTTCGGAGAAAAAGTCTTCGGAGACCTATTCCCGTCTCACCCGTACTCGAACGCTAATGATCCCGGAGGCGCAGGAGTTGGAGCCTTGCAATCCGACGTAATGGCGCAAGCGAATGACTACCTAGAAACGATTAGCGAAGCGATCGAAAAGTTAGCCACCGACGAGAACGCTAAAACGGTGGCGAATGATCTCCAACTTCTCGGCAACGCCATCGATGGGCTTGGCGTCGCACTGCAGCACTCCGGACAGATAGCTAACGTTATCAGTGATTTCGTTACCCTTTGGGAGCACGCGGCTACGCTGCAATATTGGAGAGTCCCGGGAGACGTTGTTAATATCAAGAAGGATATTACCGGAGAAGGAGACAAACCGGTTGACCGGGTCGAAGAGATTAAGAAAAAATTCATCGAGTCCGGTCAAAGCGTTGACCAAATCAAGAACACTTTCGTTCAGATGAAAGGTTACGGCGACGAGTTCGCCCAACACCTCGGGAACAGCTTTGATACTATAGCGGCGAAAATCGGAACCTTATCGAGCACGCTAGCCGGTAATCTTCAAATCGTTAACGCCGAGATTCAATCTCAACACAATACGCCGAAGCTTCCCGGACATGCCAGCGGCGGTATCTTCGGCGTTCCGCATTTAGCCGAGATCGCGGAGAAAGGTCCGGAAGCCGTAGTCCCCTTAACCGGTCCGAAAAGCCGCTCCTGGAGCGTCCTAGCGGGCGCTATGGCTCGCTTAGGCGTAAGCGGAGGGACGTCCGGCGGTACCGTTATTTCTCCGTCCTTCCAGTTTACGATAACCGGCTCGAGTTCGGACGCTCACGCTATTGCCGATCAAGTCGCGGATATCGTCATCGATAAGATCGACGATCTAGTAAGTATCAACAATAGCAGGAGGCTAGCGGCTTAATGGCGACGATCATAAAAAAGATTCCGACAATCTCCGGGGATACTTGGAGTACGTTGTCGCAACGGGCTTACGGGAATTGTACGCTTATAGGTCCGCTAGTTAACGCTAATCCGACGCTAGCGAACATCATGATTTTCGACCAAGGCTATTCGATCAACGTTCCGCTGGTTACGATCGCTCCTCAGCAGATTGCCGGTCCTCCGTGGTCGTCGGTCTATGCGCTCAGTTAGGGCGAAGTAGGATAGTTTAAGCAGCGCTCCGCTTTAACGGTCGTCTGAGAGCCTTGCTCCCCTGTGCGAATTTCGATCTCGACTTCGGTAAGAATGTACTTCGCATCCATTATCGCTGCGTAATCGACGTGATTATAGTTCGATCCCGACTGGAGCCCGATATTAAGCGGAAGAATGGTCTTAATCCCGTTCCCCTTGCGATTCTTCTTGTGCAGCTTCGACTTGGCTTTGTGGTTTGCGTCCGCGGTCTGAGATCCGTCGACTCCGCCAACTCCTAAGTCTGTATTTTGCTGTGCGTCGGTTTCCGCCATAAATTTATTGTCCGGGCAAGTCCGTATTCGTCGGGCGATAAGGTTTCTCCGTCAGCAGTAGCGTTCGGTTTACCGGAGGATTATTCGGATCGGTAAAATTGCCTTTGGTTAAGCGACCGGTTTTCGGATCGAAATGCGTCATCTGCGCTTGGGCGTACGTCTCCTCGGAGTCCGTATCGAAAGCCCAATCGATAACGCCACCATTGTTTAAGCCCGTCTCGGCGCTGATCGTTCCGATAGCCGGTTGCGCTTCGTAAGCGATCCGGTCGAAGATGATTAATTGGCCCGCCTTAATCTTAACGTCCAGTCCGTTCGACTGGCAGAGCCGCGCTAAGATAACCATATAGCTCTCGTTCTTCTGGTCCGATCGAGCCACCGGATAATCTTTTGGAGCTTGGTAATTTAGCGTCATTCCGCAATTCGTTGCGATCTGTCCGGCCAAGGTCTTTAACGTCGTCGCAGCATATCCTTGCGACATACCGGAGAGCCGAGCGGGCGAATTAGAAGGGCACGAGTTGCAGTGCACGGTTATCACGCAGCCTTGTTGTGTTTTTCGTCTTCCTTGGATCTTGTGGACTTCGAAAGTTCCGTAATCTCTCTGGAGGACCTGTCCGCCCGCGAACGTCTGCTGGATCGAGACATCGAGCGTGTTTCCCTTCTGCCAAGTAAAGACTTTTCGGAATCGTCCGTCGGGATCTCCGAAGACCAACTCGAGCGAATCGGATTTCCAGGAGATTGTGTCCGTAAACTTCATCGATCTAAGATTCGGAAGAACCTGAGTCGAGACGTTGTAGCCTTGGTAGGTTATCCGAATACTGGTTACCTTGTTTACCTGGAACCCACCGAACGAGGAGAACGGGGAACTCATTAGCTTCCGCCTCCGCTTCCGTCTGCGTTACTCATTTGCGGGTTAGCCGTTCCTCCACCGTTTAAGTTGGAGGTTCCGGAGACCGTCAGATTTCCGGATACGTTCAGGTTGCCTTGGACGTTGACGTTCGGCGCTTGAATGGTTGCCGTTCCGGTGACGGTAGCGTCCAGGTTTCCTTGAACGGAAACGTTAAGATTGGCCTGCGTCGTAAGCCCGACGTTTCCTTTAAAGGAGATGTTCGCGAGCCCGGGAGAAGTGAAGTTAAAAGCGCTAGCGATCGGATCGAGATCGAAGGTCGTTCCGTCGTCCATCACGATATGGAGCGAGTCGATACTCCCGGGAGTAGGACCGGGAAGATTACTGGTAAAATTTCCGCCAAGAACAACACCGGTTTCTAAAGCTCCGCTCGGATGGTAGACCGTTACGACTTCGCCCTTACGCGGTAGAAAATAGATCTGGGCTCCCGTGCACGAAGTACTGCGGACCGGTAACCAATCGGTAATAAAACCGTTCGTGCCTCGGTCCGGATAAGAGACTTGCACGGACGGGTAAGGAGTCTCTCTCCGATTAACAACTATCCCGCTGCATAAAATGTTAGAGAATCGGGTGTCGGTAGAATCCGTCCCGTACTCACGTTCATCGTCGCCAAACATCGCGTCGGTAATTACTCGACGTGCTTCTAGCGAGCTTCGGACCAGAGATTATTTTCGCCGTCGGTAAGGGTAGCGCTTTTACTTATAAAAACGTCACTTCCACCAAGAAAGCGTTTTACGCCAAGCACTACATTCTCGATTCCACTCCGCAGTTGGAGTTCACCGGCTACGACGTTAACTCGGTCACGATGGAGTGTAACTTCGTTAACGGGTGGACCGTCGCTCCCTCGGTAGCAATCTTGCTATTACAAACGGCGTTCCAAAGCAATACAGCGTACCCGCTAATCCTTGGCGACTCTCCGCTGGGGATGGGATTAGTCTCGAATTTCGTAATTGAAGAACTACAAGAGAAATACACTCGCTTCGATACGAGCGGCTCTCCGATCGAAGCCTCGGTAAGCGTTAAGTTTCTGGAAGCCGGGCAACTACTTCCCAGCCTCGGACAATTAGCCGGTTCGGTACTCAACTCGATTACAGGCTAGCCGGGTAGTTATCGGCATGGCGTCAGGTAAAGGCACTAGCTTTGCAAACCAAGTTCTCAACTTACTAAACGGCGTTTCGATTACCGCTCCGGCGACCGTTTATATCGCTCTCTTCACTACCGAAGAAGGGGCGGGCGGAACCGGAACGGAGGTTGTGTCCGGCGTCGGATATTCTCGAGTAGCTGTTACCTGTAACACAACCAACTTCCCGACCGCTTCTAATGGTTCTATCAGCAACGGAACCGTCATCGCTTTTGGAACCGCTACCGGTAACTGGGGAACGGTTACCAACTTCGGTATTATGCCTGCCTCGACGGGCCAGAATCCCATTTACTACTGCGATCTCACGGTCTCTAAAACGCTCACGTCCGGAGACACCTGTAGTTTCGGAGTCGGCGAACTCACGATTACCGAGAGCTAAGCCAAGTAATTCTCTTACGTGGCGATACTTGTAAGTTCAGGGACCATAAATGCAGGTACGGCGAGTTCTGCATCGGTTTCTCTTCCAGATTCAGGAACGAATGGAAACACTCTTGTCCTTATCGTCAGCTGGAACAGAGGCGTTGTCATTGATTCCATTAACGACAATGGCTTCGGCATAAACACCTACGAGCCTATCACCTCGGGTACAGAGACTGTCAGCGGAACGATCTATAACGTTGCGATGTATTACGTACCGTCGATGTCCGCAGCAGCTCCTACTTCAGGTAACTTTGAAGCCACAGTTACTATGTCCGGCGCTGCGGCGCAATTGACGATGTGCCTTATGGAATGGGGCGGCTATCTGCCTGCCTTCCCTCTGCTAGATCCAGCAAGCGTCAATTTCATCAGCTCTTCGATGGTCAACCCGGCGATTACCTCTTGGGTACAGAGTCCAAGCATAGGCCAATTGATCATTACCGGTGTTAAAACTTCCGGCTCAGTAAGCGCGAATAGCGGCTGGACAGAAGTCCAGCAGAACCAAAGTGCAGCTATTGGAGTCTATTACCAAATTACTGGTAGCGGCACGCCTAGCGGAAGCATAACACTAAAGCCCACAAATGTAGGTTCAGGAGCAACGAGCCTATGCGTATCGGCGGTGTTCGGTTGCCCTTCGCTCGGCGGCACAGTTTCGGGAAATTCGAATGTCAGCGGTAAGCTAACGACAGAACATCCGTTGTCCGGGACCGCCAGTAAGCCTAAAGGGCGCGTATCAGGAGCCGTAAGCGTTACGCGCGGTCTAACGGGATCGATCGTCGGTGACGCTACTGTAAACGGCTTACTCGTGTGCCAATCCGCTCTCTCGGGCCAGATAGCCGGTCAAAGCTCGGTGATCGGAACTCCGAAGGCAAGATATAGTTTAGCCGGTCCGGTAACCGGAGCGGCTAACTTAACCGGAAATTTGTTCGTGCCGTTGCCGTTCGTCGAGAACGCGCAGTTCAAGGCGCTGGCGTTAATGCCCCAGATTACGATCTACGTAAACGGCGTCGCGTACACGATCAATAGTCCGGGCGTTACCGACCTTAATCCTACCCCGGGAAGCTTACAGGAAGCCGTACAGCGCGTTTTTAACGTGCTCCTCGTACAACTAGGCTCACAGATACTCGCGCTTAACTACGGGCTCGATAATAGCTGGCTGGATAAGCCATTCAACATTAAGGCGCAAGCCGGGGTAAACGCGGTTGTTCAAGCCATTCAACAATGGGTTCCGTACGTTGGCGTTAAAACCTGCAACATCGTTCCGGTCAACAATGGCGTCTTTAACACTTTCGCTCTCAACGTCACGCTAACCTTTACTCCGCCGAACCAAGCTAATAGCGCGGTCTTCGGGCCTCCGGGCGGAACGCTGGTTACTACGACGGACATCGTTAATGGTATTCCCGCGGTCGTACAAGAGACTCTCACCATCTAGAGCCGGGTAATTAACCTCTAGATGAGTTCAGCGCCCAATTTCGCCAATCTTTCGCCGACGATTCCGCTTCCGACGGACGCGAACGCCCTATTAACGCAATACATAAACTGGTGGCAAACGAATTGGGCCATCAACACCGGCCAAACGAAGACGCTCGTTCAAAGCGATCCGATTTACCAGATGCTGCAAACGCAGGTCGCGCTGCAAGTGCTCCTGCGGGGAATGTATAACCTCTCTTTTAACGAAGGGCTTTTACCTTTCGCTACCGGCGAAAACCTCGACATATTAGGAGCCTTTTTCGGTCTAGAGAGATCGGAGCAAGAGTACGCTGTTGTTACCCTTCAGTTTACGCTCTCGAGCGTCCAAACCACTAATAGCACGGTTCCCGCGGGAACATCGGTTTCGGTCTCCGGAAACTCAGCGCTGTCCTTCGCGACCAACGCGGATCTTATCATCCCTGCCGGCCAAACCAGCGGATCGACTCTAGCGACTTGCAACACCGTTGGAACAATCGGTAACGGCTTTTTACCGGGACAAATCTCGGCGCTTCAAAACTGGACTCAGCCGTTCGTGGTTTCCGCGGTCAATACCGATACCAGCACGGGCGGAGCGGACGTAGAGAGCGACGACGATTTTCGAGACGCGATTTTCTATCAGAGCGAGACTTTCTCGGGGAACGGGACCTACGGCGGTTACCGTCAGCGAGCCATTAATACCGATCCGGAAGCCATTCAAGACGTGACGGTCGTCGGTCCGGAATCCGGGATCGTTACTCCGGGCCAGGTCTATATCACGGTCTGGGGAGCTGGGAATACGGCACCGACTCCGGCTCTACTTACCGACGTTTACAACAACGTTACGAAGTACAATCCGTTCACGGATCAAGTTTTCGTCGAAGCTCCACAGCCGGTTTACTTCAACCTCAACGTCCAATTCTATCTCGACTCCGCAAGCACGACTCCGGAGCAAACGGCGATTAATAACGTTGTTGCAGCCGCGAATACTTGGTTAACCAATACGCAAGCGAAACTGAACCGCTCAATCGATCCGACTTCGCTAATCGGCGGAATGTATAACGCGGGCGCGTCTCGGGTCATCGTTATCGAGCCGGGGTACACGTCAGTTAATCCGTGGCAAATCGCGCAAGTCGGAAGCGGCTCCGGTTCGGTCTCGATTACCTACGTCACCAGCGAAAACGACTTTTTACCGCAGAACCTATGATCTCTCTACCGACCGGAAGCGCTGTATACTTCCTAAACTCGCAGCTGCAAAACGATCCCGTAATGGTGACCTGGGCTCAGGTCTTGGATCAAGAGTACCAGCAATGGCTGGAGCAAATCCCATACGCCAACATCATGGCGAATCTTCCCAACCAGCCGGAATGGTTGCTGGATTTCGTGGCGGTCTACGTTCTCAATTGTGACTTTTACAGTACGACGCTTCCGTATGCGACCAAGCTTTATTTAGCCCAGAACGCGATCCTTTTTAAGATGATCAAAGGATCACAAGCGTGTCTCCAGCAAGTTATTTCGAACGTTGCCGCTTACGCAAAAGTCATACCCTGGTTCGATCCGACGTTCCAGCCGAGCGGTGAGCCGGGAGCGCCGT